GGACTTCTCGAACGTGGCCAGCGCGAAGTAGACGTCCTTGTTTGCGGCGTGCCACTTGTTTATGGCGGGGTCGAGCCCCTCGATGTCTTCAGCATATTTGTGCTCCTTCTTTGTTGTGCTCAGTTCTGCCGCGCAATAGTACCCGTGACCCGGGGACGGCAAAACAGCCGCTAAGAACTCCAGCGGTGTCATAAAAATCCTTGGGTTGGGTTACTTGCCGTCGTCCAGCAGTGCGGCGAAGCGCTTGCAGATTTCCTCTACCCACTCTGGGGGCAGCTTGTCGTAACCGGTCAGGTGCGCGTAGTCCAGAAGCTCTTGGTCGGTCAGCTGTTGTGGTCGAATGCCTTGCATGCTTTACTCCATGCCTCCTCGGCCGTGCCGGAAGACTGCAAAATTTGAACGAGAGACGTCACCGTTGGCCGGTACGCCACGAATACTTCACCGCCGCCGAACCAGTTGTAGATCGTCTGACGGGACACGCCGGTCAGCTCCGAAATCTTGGTCACGGGGAAGTTGAGATACACGGCCCAGCGCCCAAGCTGGTTGCCCAGCGTCTTGGGGGCGCTCTGAACCGCGTCAATCACTTGTTGGGAATATGCCATGTTGTGCGGGGGCCGAAGCCCCCTCCTGTTTAATTACTCGTCGTCCCAGTCATCGACCATGGAAGCCAAGTTGGACTTGGCTGCTGGTACAGCGCTCGGCTTCTTTTCTTCCGTGCGCACGACTGGCTCTTCTGGTTCTTCGGCAACCGGCTCCGCCTTGGGCTTGGCTTTCGCTTTGGCCTTGGGTGGTGGAGCTGGGGCTTCGTCATCAGTTTCGGGCGCTGCCTCGGCCTTGGCCTTGCTTGCTGCAGGGCGTTCACCGCCAATGCTTGGATCGGCAGGCTTGGACACGTTATCCATCTTGGCCACGCTCATGGTGATCGCCTTGATGGCGTCATCGCAAGCGCCTTGCTCCTTGATGTTCGGGTACTCGTCGTCGGTCAACCAGCGCATGGCCTTGAAGAACAGCTTGGGCGACTCGGACGCTGTGTCGAACTTCATGCGCGTCACAACTTCGGACGGGTCAATGTTCTGTGCGGCCAAGTAGCGAGCGTACGCTTGCAGTGGGCGGTTGTCGCCAGTCTCTTTGCCGAAGATCGAAGTTGCTGGCAGCGCCAGTTGCAGCACATCACCTTCTTGGTCATTGGCCAGCACGACGGCCAGACGCTGTTGGTAGCGGCATGCGCGGCTTTGGCCTTGGCCAGAGCCAGCAATGTTCTGTGGGCACTCGGAGCAGGTCGAGGCTTGCTTGTTCTCGCTGTCAGGGCTTGGCTTCTCGCCGTCAGCCGACCAGCAATCTGGAGGTGCTGGATTCTCGGCATCGTACTTGGCCATGTAGAACACGCGGGACACCTTGGGCGCAGCGTTGACGACCACCACGTCGAGATAGCGCTCGTCGATGGCAGCAATCTCTTTGCCGTTGTTGACCAGACGGAACACGCCGCCTTTGATGGACACACGCTTGCCACCACCACCGCCACCCGCAAGGGCTTTGGCCATGGCCGACAGTTCACCACGCGCTTTGGCAAAGGCGGGGACTTGGGAAGGGTTGAAGAGCGTTACGTTACTCACTTTGATTCTCCTGTTGAAATTTACTTTGTGGGCTTGCGCACACTGATTGCGTACTCGGTCATCGAGTTGAGACCGGGCGGGACAACACCGGGGTTCTCTTCCAAGAACGTGCCCATGTTGGTCTGCGCAATGCGCTTCTCCAACAAGTCGATGGCGTCGTGCTCTTTGATGAACTCTTTGAACGAGTCCCAGTCTTGTGTGTTGTAGCGTGTCTTGGTGGACAACACCACAGTGCCGTTCTCGGTGCGCACGGAGCTGACACCCATCACGAGCATCTGGTCCTTGAGCGCCGTCTTCACAGCGTCTTGTTGGCGTTTGATTTCTTCGACTGCCGCGTCGTATTCAGTGGTCAGTTCCTGAATCTTGGCAGCCATCTTGCGGTACACCTTGGCCAGTCTGTCCATGGGGACAGCGGCCAATGCTTCAGCTTCAGCTCGGCGCTCGGCCGTGGTGCTCGCGGGGGCTTCGTCGTCTATTTCAGTCATTTGCTTCTCCTAAAAGCGGTGGGGGGTTTGTCTAAGATTTGACATCATACATGGGATTTTTTCTCATGCAACTCCTTTCTTCAAGAATTTTTTACTTCGCTGTCGAACAGGCCAACCAGCAACGTGTTGTCAGAAACCTTGGTTTTCATGGCCCCAAAAAGTTTCTTCTCGATGGGGCTCGACTCGATGTGCACCACGGTGACTTTGTCGGAGTCCTGCCCCTTGCGGTCAGCTCGGGCGATGCACTGGATGTATTGCTCCACGCTCATGAGCGGGCCAAAGAACACCACCGTGTCAGCTGCCGTTAAGGTAATGCCGTGGGCAGTGGCCGCAGGCTGCATGACCAGCACTTGGATGGTGGGCGTGTTCTGGAAGTCGTGAATGATGCGCCCACGCTTGGACGCGTTCACGTCGCCGTGGATTTGCTCGACGCCGTAACCCTTCTTGGTCAGGTGGCGCACGATGGTGTCGATGCTGCTGCGAAACAGCGCGAAGATGATGACCTTGCGGTCCGTCTCCTCCAGCACTTCCTCCAACACGCTCAAGCGCGGAGCTGCATCGAACTCCACAACTTCTTTGTCGTCGGTGTATGCCGCGCCGCACGAAATCTGCAACAGCTTGTTGACGGCCACACCCGCATTGACGGCGCTGATCGTCTCACCCGCTGCGCGCACCATGAGCTGCTCCTTGAGCATCTTGTAGTACTTGTTCTGCTGCGGGGTCATCGGCACTTCACGCGTCACGGTCAGCACCGGGGGCAAGTCAAGGCACTGCGCTTTTGTGAAACGTATTGCTGGCTGCAAGGCGCTGAACACTGTGTCGCGTGCATCGGGCTTGGCTGCCCACTTGAACATGGTCAGCTTGTTCATCACCTTGTCGCGCCACGCCGTGAAGAACTTGGGCACGCCACCGGGGTTCACCAGCTTGGCCAAGCCGTACGCATCCACGGGGGACTGCGAGGCCGGTGTGCCCGTCATCATCCACAGGTACGTCTCGGGCTTGAGGATCGAGTTCAGCGCCTTCCAGCGCCGCGTGCCCGGGTTCTTGTACGCGTTGGCTTCGTCTACGATGACCAGATCGAAGCGACCATCTGCATTGATCTCGCTGGCGATCAGGTTCAGGCCGTCATAGTTGGCAATGACGATCTCGTAGTTCTTCTGGATCATCTCGATGCGGCGCGATGCCTGCGCATGGTGGGCCACCACAGCGGAGCGGTGGATGATGCTGCTGTTGATGTCCCCCATCCACGCGCTGTGCATGATCGACAGGGGGCACAGGATCAGCACACGCCGCACGTCACCGCGCTTCATGAGGTAGTCCGCTGCCCACAGTGCGCTCAGCGTCTTGCCGGTGCCGGGGTCGTTGAAACAGAATGCGCGGCGGTACAGCGTGAGGAAGCTGGCTGTGTCGACTTGGTGATCCATCGGCTTGTATCGGCCGGGCCATGCGTATTTGCGTGTGATGGGGGATGGTGCGTTTTTCACGCCGAGGTTGCGCAGCACGCGCATCTCGTCCAGTCCCCAGTACACGGCCACTTCATATGTGCCGTCGTGCTCAGAGAGCACTTTGTGTTTTGGGATGACGCTGTACTTGTGTGGGTTGCGTGTGCGCACCACCAGCGCCTTGTTGTCAATGATCTGCATTACGCGTCTTCTTTCAAACGATACCAACCTTCAAACATCTCAAACATGTTGGCTTTGTTCAAACGGTCAAAAGCGTCCGTGTAGAAGTCTTTGCCGGGTTCTGGTCGAGGATGTTCTGCGTCGTACCACGCATCCCCGTGCTTGATCCGCCACAACGTGACAAGTTGCGCCAGCGGGACGTTAAACGCCTCAATCTCGTTGGGGTTGAGCCTTGGCAGCTTTTGTTTCATGCCCCCCAGTCCTTGTTGCGCTGCGTATTGCTGCTTTTGCTGTGCTGCGTCAACTCTGCGCAGCTGCCGCAGGTGCTCCTCGTAGTCCGCCTGCGATCCGGGGTAGGCCCCGCCAAATACACTGTTCATCAAACTCATGTTGCACTCCTATATTGGTTTTCTACATACGAACCGCGCCCGGTTCGTCAGGTAATGTGTTTCAAGTTTGCCCATAGATTTGAGCCGCTTGTAGGTGAGTCCGTAGAACTCCTCGGCAAGCACGTCTTTGACGTCTACCCATTCGTTTCCATAACGTGCTACCCAGAGATTGATCAGCGTCTCTATCGGTGTGCTGAACGGCAGGCTTTCAAGGTCTTCCATGTTCACCTCCACGTCGTTTGAAATGATGCCATCAGGCGCACGAAAAACTTTTGAGGCAAAGTCGTTACCGCTGTTGTGAAAAGCGAAGGTTGCACCACTGATGGGCGCGGTCAGGGTGTGTCCGGCAGAACTGACAAGACCGCCCGCAGGGGGCGGGGTGTAGATACTGGGCATCACTTGATCGAGTGGTCGCTCTTGCGAGCGTACGAACGATTGGCACTTGCGGGCTTCACCGTGAGGTTCTTGCGCGTCGTGGTGCCGCCCTTGGACAGTGGTTTCTTGTGGTCAACGTCTTTGCCGTCGCCTTTGTGCACAACGCCTTCGGCCTCCAGCATGCGCCGCGCTTTGTTGCGCTGGGCACGGGCTTTCTTCACGGCGGGTTTCTGATCGTACGCTGGGTATGCAGCGCGGTCTTCGGGGTTCTTGTAGGGCATTTCAGGCTCCTTAATGTTTGGGGTTGAATTCGCAGCCAGTGACTTGGCACCAGCCACACAGCGGCGTTTGGTTTGGGTTCCACACGTCGTTGGCAAAAGACGCTTCGAGCCGCGCCGTGCGCTCACGGTAGCGCCACCACGCCGCAGCCTTCTGATCACGCGTCATCTGCAACTTGACCATACTGTTTTTCACGATGAAGAGCAAGGCCGAGTTGACTTTGCGGATGTGCGGGAAGTACTCGAACACCATGCAGGACATGAGCACGAGCTGGTCACGATCAGGGTACTTGTTGTTGCCCGTCTTGTAGTCGCCCACCCACGCCGTCAGGTTGTCGTCGTCAACAATCAGGATGTCGGCAATGCCGCGCACCCACACGTCCTTTTCTTTCCAGCCGGTGGGCTTCAAGTCCACGGTCAGCGCCATCTCGAACTCAGCCAGCTTGCGCCCGGGCTTCTTGATGAGCGAGTCGGCCACGTCCTTGAACTGCGCGTGCTCGGGTGGGATCGGCTTGCCGTCCCGGACATACAGCTCAAGCGACTCGTGCACTTGGTTGCCGTAGCGCGTGGCCTCGGTCTCTTGGAAGGGGTACTTCTTCAAGACCTTGACCTCGTGGTAGCGCCGTGCGCAGCCCTCAAAGTCTTTGAGGGAGGAGTGAGACCATGCTGGTTTTTTCATATCTGTCTTTGTTCCGTAAAAAATAGTTGAAC